GACCCCAACGTCATCATCTATGACCGTCCAGGCGAGTCAATGTTCCTTAAAGGCGAATTGCCATTTGTGCAAATCTGCCCTAATCCTTTGTACGACTATTACTGGGGTGGCTCAGAAGTTCAGCGTCTGGTCTATCTCCAACAACTACGCAACAAACGGATGACCGAAATATTGGACTTGCTTGCTAAACAGGTCAGTCCACCTACCGCTCTCATTGGCTTTACAGGTATTCTTGATGAGAAGAATTTTGCGCTCAACAGAGCAGGTGGCTTGATTGCAACTGATATGCCAAATGCTAAGGTAGAGAAGTTAGCACCCACTATACCTCCTGATTTATTCCGAGAAATCGGTGAAGTAGACCTGATGTTTGAAGAAGCATCTGGCATTGTTTCTGTATTGCAGGGTCGTGGAGAAGCAGGTGTACGCTCTTCTGGTCACGCTTCTACACTTGCCCGTCTAGGTTCAAGTCGAGCTAAGAAACGTGCTCTTATTATTGAGGACAGCTTAGAGAAGATGGCAACTTTGTATCTTAAATGTATGCAGGTCTACGACAATACCCACTACACAGATGCACAGGGACGCAAATTTATTGCTGACCAATTCACCAAAGACTTTGTAGTCAAAGTCGATGCTCACTCTAATTCACCCATCTTTATGGAAGACAGTCGTAAGATGGCGTTTGAGTTGTTCCAGGCTGGCGTGATTGACAAGGAATCCTTGCTTGACATGATTGAGCCGCCAATGAAACAATTATTGTTGGATAGATTAAGAAAAGCAGAAGAAAAGCAAGCTGCTCAACAGGCTATGGAGCAACAAGCACAACAAATGCAACCTCCAAAAGCAGAAGGTAAACCAGACTTAAAAAAGGTGGGATGATGGCTACAAGCAACACAGGCATGACACAACCTACGGCTGACCAACCACGGGTTGACACCGCTTCTTTGAAAAGAAACGAAGCAAGCCCTAACTTGACAATGCGTCAGACTGGGTATAAAACCTCATACGGGAGGAGTCAACGTGACTCTAACCGCAAACAATACGGGAGTTCAAGATGAACATGAAGGCAAAAAGTGGACGTAAGTGCCGCCGTTAATTCAAGATTCCGCAAGGAAGGGTGTGGCTGCCTCCCCTTTGAGGTGGCCTTGTAAAAGGAATGTGTCATGATGTACGGAAAAGCAAAAATGGTTGCAAAAATGGCTCGTATGGGACGCAAAGCCCGTAAAGGTCGCAAGTAATGTCTACAGAGGGCTGACAAAAAATGCCCTCTACCTATTGACAAGATGTTTGTAAGTGGTTACAAACACGGCAAGGAGTGATTATGAGTGTTCCACCAGATAAGTTGATGGAGTTAATGCGAGGCGGTCAAGCGGCTGCGGGCGCACCCACCCCTAATGAATCGCAAATGCCAGAAGATATGGGTGAAATGGAGCCGCCTCCAATGGCCTCCCCCATGTCTACTCCAGAACCTAAAATGGGAAACAAAGAAGCTGCACTTATTAACATAAGCATGGCTATTGATTTGCTTGAGCAATCTCTACCCGCTTTTGGCTCAGTTTCCGAAGAGGGAAAGAAAACTCTCAACGCCATTCGTGTACTCAGCGGATTGATTGGTCAGAAAAAAGGCAAAACTGACGAGTTACAGCAATCTGAAATTCTTCAGTTACTGCAAACTTTGCCACAGGCGGGTGGTGCTACCCCTGAAGGCAGAGCAATGGCTCAAGCATCCGTCCCTGGTATTCCCCCTCAAGGCGGTATGCCTCCCCCTCCCACAATGTAAGGAATCAAAATGGAACTTTTTAAGCCCAGAGGCGCAGCAGCACCTCGCAAACCTACAGACAATAACCAACAAAATGGCGTTGTTACCAACACTCCCCGTTTTTCACAATTCGGTGGTTTGACTGGCCCCAACAAAATAAGCAAGTCAGCTATGGCTGTCCAAAAGCCAGCAGACGGTAAGCGTGTAATTTAATCGTATAAAGAGGGTAACTTTATGTCACTAGAAAATATGTCCTTAGAAGCCCGTGATGAGTTGGCGGCACTTGCTCAAACTCTTGCGGAGAACCCAGAAACTCGTAAAGATTTCTTGCGTATGACTAAGAAGGTTAAACCAGACCTTCCTATTCCAGAACTTGACATTGAAGACTACACACACAGAGCGGTCAGCCGTTCTGAAGACCGTGTTCAAGCCTTAGAAGCCAAGTTGCGTGAGAAAGAAGCAATTGAAGAACTGCAAAAACGCAGACAGAGTTTAATGAAAAAGGGTTTGATTTCTAATGAGTCAGAAGTCGGTGATGTAGAAAAAATTATGTTGGAGCGTGGCATTACAAATCACGAAACAGCAGCCGAATACCATCAGTGGATGAAGCAAGCAGCAGTGCCTACTTCAACTGGATACAACCCAAGTGCTGTCAAGCAATTTGACTTGAACAAGTATTGGAAGAACCCAGTCGCTGCTGCACGGAATGAGGCAATGAATGCGCTCAATGACTTGCGTAAACCGCAACGTCCTATTGGGTTGTAAGAGGGTAATTTTTTTTCACAGGAGGCCTTATGGCTATTGGCGGCGGCATCCTACCAGCAACAGGGTCAGCACAGTTCAACGAACTGACTTACGTTACTCGTAGAGCCTTTATCCCCAAGCTGGTTGTCCAGCTTTATAACTCGACACCCCTCATGGCGGCTCTGATTGCCAACAGTCAGTCTGCTTCTGGTGGTGTTTCTTCAATAACCGTTCCTGTCCAAGGCGCACAGTTTGTGAACGCTCAATGGTCTGACTACAGTGGCTCTTTTGCCCAGCCGTCAGTCCAACAAGGTGCTTACAACGCTGAGTTTGACCTGAAACTGATGATTTCTCCCGTGCCGTTCCTAGGTATGGAAGGCGCAGTTCAGCAAGATGCCGCTATTATTCCGTTGATTGAAGCTCGTATGAACGATGCAACCAACGTGATGATGGATGCAATGGCAACTGCCTTGTACACAAACACAACCAACACACAACAGTTTATCGGTTTACCCGCTGCTGTTGCTAACTCTGGCACATACGGCAACATTGACCGTTCTTCCTACACTTGGTGGAAGTCTTCACAGTATGCCGCTGGCTCTGTGAACCCAACCCGTCAAAACATTCTGCAATACATTTCTGGCACAGTGAAAGCTGGTGCTGAAATGCCTAGCTTTGGTGTTTGCGGTTTTGGCACTTGGACACTGTTGGCTCAAGACTTTGTTGGTCAAGAACAATACGTTATCACTCCAGGCGCAGGTTTTGATGGTGAAACCAATGGCCCTGCCGCCGCTTTCCGTGCTTTGATGGTTGCTGGCGTACCTATCTATCCAGACCCTTACTGCCCTGAAGGTACTGTGTACTTCCTGAACACTAACTACTTGTCTCTGTACATCCATGAGCAAGGTTCGTTTGTGTTTACAGGCTTTGAGTCCACACTCCCGAACTGGCAAATTGGTTATGTTGGCGCAGTTTTGATGATTGCCGAATTGGTGAGCGTCAAACCTAAGTCAATGACCAAGGTGACGGGTTACAACTACCTCTCACTGTAAGGAGAAAAAGACATGGCTTTAGCAATGAACAAAATCATTCTGGCGAATGCAACGACCAACACTGCTGGTGCGTACTTCTCCAACGTATCACTGACTGCCGCTAACGCAGGTACTGTGATTCCCGCAGGTACATACCTGGTGTTTCCTACCGTCAACGTAATCATTACTGCCAACAACGGTTCTTCTATCGCAACTCTGCTTGCCAATAACACTGGCGGTATGATTTTGGCTGATGGCACAAACGTGTTTGCACAGTCTATGACTTCGGGTGCTGGTGCGGCTGTTGCTCTTACCATCAATGGTGGTGTTAATGCAAACAGCAGCTACACAACATAAGGAAACAGTATGAATTCGAACCATGTAGGCGCACTGTATCCCGATAGTTTTGGTAATGTTTTGATTGGTCACACCTCTGCTCCCTTAGGTTTGGGAACAACAGGTAATGCCCGTGCAACTATTCCAACAATCGGTACAAACTACATTGTTCGCCGTATTACTGTTGCAAATGCCAACGGAAGTGTTGCGCTTGCCAACGTCACCATCATTAACAGCAGTGATGGTGTCGTAGCAAACGCAGTTTCTAACGCAGTTGTATTGGGAAATATCACAGCAACAACCAAGTATCAAGATTTGAACCTGACGGCAAACACCGCCACAACAATCTATTCTGGTTCTTTGTTTGTGTGTGTCAATACAGCCGCTGCCGCAAACAACACAGTTGACATTGCAGTGTACGGTGACGTTGTAACACTATGACAGACCTTGTTTATGTAACCAACCATACCGATAAAGACCTGTATTCTGAGTACAACTATGTCGGTTATGATTTTCCTATAGGTAAGACAGTTGAGTTGACTGCCCCTGCTGCTAGGCATATGTTAGGTTATGAAGACGAGGAAAAGGAGAAGTATCTTGTCCAGTTGGGTTTGATACGACTTCACAGCGAACTTGAAGAAGCAACGGAAAAATTCAAGAGATTAAAAATTTCTGAAGAGTATCCACAAAAGAACTGCTCGTTACCCTCGGCAGTTGGCGTAGTACCCTTACGGATTGAGAAATCCGTTGGGGGAAAGTCCAATCAGAGGGTTGCATAACATGAAGGTAACATGGCAACTCTCTCTTCCTACATCACGGAAGTACAGCGTTTATTGCACGATGCAAACTCTGTCTTCTGGTCTACCTCGGAGCTAACGGACTACATCAACGATGCCCGTGAGCGAGTAGCGAGAGATACTGGGTGCTTACGCACCCTTCAAATTACTGCCACCCCAATTTCCAACACAGGCGTAGCCGCAACCATATGGACTGAGGGTGCTACCGTTACTGCTGGTGAATTTGTATTTAACAATATCTTTATTTATGAGGTAACTGTCAGTGGTGTACTTGGTAGTACAGCACCAGCTTATCCTTCATCTGGCTACACTTTCCCTCCATCTACTCCATTTACAGATGGCACGGCTACTTTGCAGTATTCTGGCCCTGCGGAAATAATTCCCTATGCCACTATTTCAACAGGCACAACCTTAGACATTCTGAACGTCAACATTTACTGGGGTAACAGTCGCATTCCTTTGCGATACTTACCCTGGTCAAACTTTAACGCACAGCTTCGCTATTATCAAAACTCTGTTGGCAGACCTATATGTTTCTCTGTCTATGGTCAAAACACTATCTATGTAGGCCCTGTTCCAGACCAAGCCTATGTGGTGGAGATAGATAGCACTATCTTGCCTACAGCGTTGAGCTTAAACACGCCCAATGCTAATGACCAGATACAAGACCCCTATACCTCACCTGTAGCCTTCTATGCGGCGTATAAAGCCAAGTACAAGGAACAAAGCTATGGAGAAGCTGAGATATACAAACAAGAATATGCCAAGCAAGTTCAAGCGGTGTTGAACTCTGTGTACACCCGCAGAATCCCTGACCCCTACAGCACGTTCTAATCATGGCCTCCGCAGAACAAAAGAAATCTTATGCTGTTTATAAGAATTTTAAAGGCCTGAATACCAAGGCCAATAGAACAGCTATTGATGAAGAAGAGTTCTCATGGATAGAAAATGCCATGCCTATCGGGTTTGGCAACATTAAAATTGTTTCTTCTCAAATCTCTATCAAGGATGGCAGCAATAACGCCATTTCGTTTGGTAACACAGTCACTACGCTTACAAACACCAACCTTGGTTTGTCTGACTATTTATTGGCCTTCCAAGAAGATGGTCGAGGACAGTATGTTGTCATAGATACAGGCACTGTAGGCAATGTTGGCGTGATAGGCACATTCTCTTCTGCAAACGTGTCTATCGCACAGTGGAAGAACGAAGAAGTATTTATTGGTGACCCAAACAAAGGACTGTTTACTTGGGATAGCACTGACTTACTTAATGTTGGTGGTGTAGGTCAAATAGGACTTACAAACAGGGGTTCAGGCTACATCACTGCGCCAGCAGTCACTATCTCTGCACCTAATCAAACAAACGGAACACAGGCAACGGCTGTTTCTACAATTACTGCAAATGCGGTGTCCTCCATTTCCATCACAGAAGGTGGCAGTGGATATACCGCTTCACCAACAGTAACCATCACAGGTGGAGGGGGTGTCGGTGCTAATGCTGTTGCCGAAATCCTTACATTTACAAAAGGTGCGTTGTTTATACAAGTCACTAACAGTGGTTCTGGTTACAACCCTACTTCTCCCCCTGCTGTTACTATTTCGGGTGGAGGTGGAGCAAATGCCG